TTCTTCAAAGAAAAGCGTATCTGCTTTACCTCTACTTGGGGCATCTGGCGTGTGCCAAGCCTTCTTAGAGTTATACGGATTCGCAGTTGGTTCTTCAAGTTGTTCGTTTGCATTTGACATATTGATCACACTCCTTTTGGGGCTTGCTAGTCTTTCAAGGTGGCTATACTACTCGCGTTTGTAATATAGGGTCTTGATACTTCAAGGTGGCCTCTAGGTAAAAAAAATGATAAAGGGTTCAGCGAACTGAAGTGGCTTTATCGTATACTTGGCATTTGGTTAGCAGAGATCATTTGTTTCTTAACCTCTTCTTCACTATCATACGACTCCATTTCGGGTTCGTTAGTTAGACCTCCAAATGCTTTCTTTAATAAACCACCATCAGAGGCTTTCTCAGCATCGTCCATCATAGTTTGTAGCTGATCCGCACCCATTTGATCGGTGGCTTTCTTGGTGAAAACAAATTCACCATCCGATAACCTTGCGGGAATCGAATCTGATACTCCAGTGCCAAGGCCACTTACTTCGCCTTCGCCAGAGAATTCTCCTGCAACATCCATGACCTTATCAAAGATGCCGCTTAGACGTTCATCACCTTCTAGAACGCCCATTAAATATTCTTGTTCTTCTACGTCTAGAGACTGCTCTAGTACATAGCCTGTGTAATCTTCTTCCATCTCATCATCTGGGAGTTGTGAAGCTTCTGCTTCTGCCATCTCGTCTTCTGGGATGTTGTCGTATGTATCTACTGGCATCTCTTCTTCCATTCCCATTTCTGGAGCTACAAGCATAGAGCCTTCGTTGTACTGTGACATACCGCCAGACATTTTTCCTTTTCGTACATCAGTGCTGAAAGACTTTCCATCAAACTCAAAAGTTTCTTCTCCTGCATTGTGTGCGGAACTAAAAGCTTTTTCAAACTCGCTTTGCTTAGGTTCAGTAAGCTTATCGTAAGCTTCCTTCCCACCAAACGCAGTTATGGCTCCTGCTATCCCTGCTTTCATTTGTCCTTTTTTATAAGTTTTAGTAGCTTTCATAGGTATTGAAGTCATAGCTATGCTTTCAGTATCACCACGTAAAAGACTTGTAAACATTGAATCTATATCACGTTTACCGCCACCACCAACACCATAATTTTCAGCGTATCTTAAATCTTTTACTTCTTGTATATCGTCAGCTATTTCTTTTTGAAGATTAGGGTTTTCTTTTTTAACTTCGTCCACAGCTTTTTTAACTTGCTTTCTACTTGGCTCTTTTCCTTTCTTAACTGTTTTGCCTAATGCTTTTGTAATTAAAGAAATTACTTTACCACCTGCACTATACTCTTCACGTTCTGGAGAGCTTAGCATAGAGCCACCAGACATTTTTCCTTGTCTTTGATTTTCTTTAAATCTTTTGTCAGCTTCATCTAAATCACGATCCATTTTGTCTTGATCTAACTTTTGCTGATGCTCTTCGGCTTCTTCGTCTGACATAAACATTTCAGGATCAAGCTCTTCTTCAAGATCAGAAATTGTCTTACCGCCTTCAGAATATTTCATCTTACCGCCATACGTCTTGCCTTGTCTTTCTTCCATTTGCATTCTGTAGCGTTTGTCATCCATAGATTCTTTCATTTCTTAATCCTCAATTCTTTGTTTAGCTTCGCGTACCTGATCTTTTAGTTGTAGCAAATTAGCCAGAGAACTCACTCTCCCCTGCTTGCGGTACATTTCCAGTTCCGATGTTGCCACCGCCAGTGCCTGTAGCTCCAAGTTCTTGAGGCTGTTGAGATGCTCCTTCAGGGCCTCCCATAGCTCCTTGTTGCCCGTCAGGGGCGACAGCTTCGCCGCCAGTACCTTGTCCAACATTTTGCGCTCCTATAATTTGTGCCATGATTGCCGCTTCTTCGGGATCGTTGAGGATCTCATCTGGGTCTAAATCAAGGCTGTACGCTAACTCACTAACAATCTTAGAGATCTTAACGAATGGTGCAATAGCAGGATTCTGTGCGGTCTGTAAGAACATAGTCAGTCGCTGACTACGTACTTCTTTCTGCATGAGGCTATTAGTACCCATCGCATTTACTTCTAGATCGCCTTGAATAGCTAAATCACCTTCAAAGAACTGCATGTTCCATTGGTAGTATGATCTTCCTAGTGGTCTAAGCAAGAAGTCATCTATGTTTTTAACAACTGTTTTGATGTTTAGACTTGCGGCACCTAGAAGCATAGACATACCAGAAGCAGTACGAGTCATGCTCTGTACGCCTGTTTGTCCGTGCGAGTAACTAGGTATGCCTGTCTGCTCATCTGCAAGCTGACGGAACTTATCAAACATTTGTAAGTTTTCTTGCGTTGTGTTAGGGAACTTAATGCCATGTATAGCCTGACCTTGCATTCCTGACTGTCGTCTAAACACTTTTCCGGGATATATCTCCATTGATTGACCGCCAACCAACGCTGACTCATCAACGTCAAAGACTACTGAGCCTGATAACGCTAAGTTGTCAATTGCCATACGTGCATGGCCGTTCATTATTTGCTGAGAGTCATCCATATTTTCAGCAACACCAATACCAAAGAAAGAGTAAGGATTACGCTCGTAAGGAAAGGCATTGTATGGGAGTCTGTACGGAGTAAACGGATTAACAACCCCACGTAAAAGCTTACCATTACTAACCCAAGCATTAACTTGTACTTCATCTAAATCATCTACCTCGTCTGGGAGTTCCATTCCTGCTTCGCGGGCATACTGTGCATCCATAACGCCCCAATACTCTAAAACCTCAAAAAGACCATCGCCATACTCTTCTGTGCGGTGATCATCCTTTAATTCAGACTCGTAGTCTTTTTCAACGTAGTTTGAACCCATCTGCAAACACTCACGAATTTGATCTTTGTTAAAGTGCGGTAGTTTTGCAAGCCCTCTAAGCTGAGAGCGGTTCATTTTATGACGATGAAAGGTATACTCGCAGTCATCCATTGTTGTAGCGTTTGGATCAGGGAAGAAATCCCATATACTTACAAACTCAATGCGCGGGACACGGACAGTAAGAGGATTGTAGGCTCTTTCACCTGTCTCTTCGTCTTTTTCCCAACGACTAAGCGTTTTATTGTGGTTGAATGGCCCTTTAACTACGCCTGTTCCAAATAACGCAGACTCAAACAAAGCATTACGCAACTCAGAAGAACCGTTAGACTCTTCAATCTGGTCGTGTATAAGACTTTGCATAAGTCTGGCGGCATCTTTAGCAGGTGCAATCTGTAAAGCCTGTGGATCGGGGTTAGGGCCGTCTTTAAACGTAGCTCCTGCCTCTTCTATAGCGTTTTCTAGTGCTGATTCGCCCGAAGAGAAGGTAGCTCCTGCTTTTAAGACTTTTCCGTCACCCTCATATCCAACATCAAAAGGATTTACTACTTCTTCTGGCTCTTCTTCTTTCTGTTCTGCGGGAGTACTTTCAATACTAGGAGCATTATCTAAGTGACTATACGTTGGAACGCCTTCAGGAACGCGAGTTTCTTTGACACCTATTGGAAATTGACCTGTGCCAAAGATAACGTCTACTAGTTGACCGAAAGCCGCAATGACCTTGGTCTTAGTTACTTTAATGAAGACTCTAGACTTCTCAGATTCGCGGAACCTTACGCTCTTGCCGTAAAGTCCACGAAAGTTATGATAGGCTTGAAGCCATCGAGCTTCATCATGCTCTCTGGCTCTTTCTGCTTGTTCAAAACGATCTTCGACCAAGCCTACAAATTTAAGACGTACAGATTCTTCAAGGGTCAGGTCGAGACCACTTTCACCTTCTACTGGTGCAAAGTAAATCTCTCCTGCGTTCCCAAATAAACCGTTCTCTTCACTCATTTAGTTTTTCCTTAGAGTTCTTGGAACTGAGCAATATATGTAACAGTAGTAGCGGCAGTTGCTAGGTCTGCTCCAATAGGACGCAGAGTAACAAAGATATTACGAGCGGCAGATGAGTACAAAGCCCCTGCAATAACAATAGCTTCACTAGTTGCGGGGCCGCCTTTAGGGCCAACTCCAGTAGTAGCAAACTGATTAGCCGCTTTACCGTGTGAGTTTTCAACTATATATAAAGGTACATTAGCTGTCCAAGTTACAGCGGCTCCACCGTCATCTAGAACGGCTGTAGCGGCAAGTAACTGCGCTCCTGCTGAAGCAGTACCAATAGAAATGTCTAAGTCATTACCACTTGAACCACCAGTAACAAGGTTGCCTTGGGGATAAGCGATTAAGTTAGTTAGGACTGTTCCTGCGGGCTGAGCAATCGTAACAATAGTGTTTGTGTCATCTGTAACTGCAATAGTGCCTGTCGTTACTTTTACTTCATTAGTAGTGGTTACTTCTTGATCTGGATTAGTCGTATCTACACGAGCGGCTAATCTACGTACATCAATTGCGTTTGATGCGTCATTTACGTCTTTACGGATATTTACTTGTGCCATTTTACATTCCTCTTATTTTGGTTTAATCAATAGCCAAATGTTGAGTCCACTGGAGAATAAAGTCTTTCCCGATGAAACTGTCTCATTTGATTTATCGTGTCGTTGATGCGTGGTCGTGACATAATCAGATAACGTAGTGCATCGTAAGCGTGATCTGGTGCATGAGTATCTACGTCTTCTGGGTTGCGTTTATCCAGAGGAATACTTTGTAGTTCGCGTATCAGGTTAGGGCATGTATTAAATATCTGTATTTTGGGCCTACCGCTTTGCATGACTTTTAAGTATTCGTGGATTTGAATCTTTCCTTGTATTCGGTTCTTATCTGCTCTTCTAAGCTTGTGTCCTGCTCTTACAAGCGTTTCACCAATTGTTGGGCCTGTAGTACCAGTTCGGCTCCAACAGGCTGTATCAAGCACTCCTTGCACTGAGAAGGGGTCTTCCATTTCCATATCAGTAATCATCTCTGCAAGCTCTGTGCCTAACAAGCCTTTACGGTACAACTCTCTGTATATAATAAGAGTGCCATCACTGGGATCAACTGCTCCCCAGATACAAGCACTTTCAGAGGCATAACCATAATCTATCCCTTTTACTCTTTCCCAATGTACAGGTATTTCAAAAGGTGTAATAACATGTAAGTGCGGCAAAAACTCTGTGAAGGCCGCTCCTTCCGCAACATCCCAATTACCTTCTAGGAGTTGCTGACGCTGTGTAGGCGGTAAAGCCTGTAGCATCTTTTCGTATCTACCGTCTGTTGCTAGGAAGGGGTTGTCTTGCAACCTAGCGGGTATGAATTTCCGTGTTAAACCATCTGCGCCTTCAAAAGACTCGTGGGGTGGCGAAGGATCTATGTAACGCTTCTTAACCCACGTAGCTCCTGCGCCGCCGGGATTTGCTGTACAGCGCATGTAACAAGTTATCTCGCTGTCAGTTGTCCGTAGTCTTGAAGCTAAGTAATTCCAACTAAACTCTGTGGGTAGGTGAGTAATTTCATCGAACCCTATCCAACTATATGCTTGACCCTGATAACGATATACGTCTGCATCTCGCTCCAAGAAACCAAACTCTATCTTTGCACCGCTTGGAAAGTTCCAAAGCTTCTCAACTTCCTTGTACTTACATCCCGGAAATGCTTTGGGGTATAGTTCACGGCTCTTGTCTATAAGCTCTCGTAGTTCTGGCATAGAGCGTCTTATGATTAAACCTCTATGGGCCGACCGATGAGCGTAGCGAAGAGGATCTACTAACATCGCATAGCTTTTACCACCACCTGCCGCTCCACCGTAAAGGACATCCGTTTCCCCTGCGGCAAGGAAATCTTCCTGTGGGCCTTCATTGGCCTTGAAGATAATATCAGCTTCTTCAGCTAAGGCATTAGGTAGGGCTTTTAGTTCTGGAGCCTCTAAGATGTTTGAGCTTCCAGTGCCTTCTAGCTTCTTTAATGTCTTGTTGGTAGTGCTTATTGACTTCTTATAGTTTTCTACTTTAGTCTGAGCCGCCTTTAACTTCTTTTGCTTTTCACGGACTACTTTCTTTGCATCCATTGTAGCTTTAGTTTTTGAGTGGTAGGTGTATCCACGCCCTTTAGATCCTTTAGCTCTTCCTGACTTTTTGCGCGGTGTCCCATCAACTTTAAGTACGAAAGCACCTGCTTCGTCTTTGAGATAGCTGTCAGGATTAACATCCCAATCATTCTGCATGTTTATCCGCTATCTTCTTTAAGCCCATGTGCGATAGCTTGCGCCCTGTAATGCTTTCAAGATATAGACTTCCTTCGCGTAGACTTATTGTACGGTCTTTAATCATAGGGAGGATCTTATTTAAAGCTTCAAGTTGTTCTTGTACTGGAGTCAACAACTCTACGTTACCCTCATCTAGCTTATAACCAAAGGGGATAGTGCTACTAGATCTCCTCATATGTACCTTCTATTACTGTTTCATTTTTGGAGGGGAGTATAAATAAACCTCCGGCAGTATTAACAGTAACATCTAGTCTTTCAGTCTTACCTAAGCCCACCCTATCTAGGATTGTCTGTGCGGCCTGTATACGCATGTTAGCTTGTGGTATAGGCTCTGCACTGTCCATGATGCTAACAAGCTTTAGAGCGGCTTTAGGGGCGCTCTGAGCTAGTATGTTGGTAGCTAGATCAAGTATCTCTGTCTTTAAAGACTTAACAACACTATTAATGCTTGTAGGAGCATAACCTGCCATCTCTCCTGCAAGCCTAGTATCCCCATTACAGGTTAATAAGCTATCTATAAAGGATTGTTGTTTAGTTGTTAATTCTTTATTAGTATTCATGTACTCCATTATACTGCGATATTAGAGTGTTGTCAAGTCTTTTCTGCATATATATATATAAATAAGTGAAATAGTTCTTGACAACATGCCAATATCACAGTATAATGGATATTAAGGCCGCAGGGTTATATAGCCTGTATAGCCCCTCTAGCTTATCCCTCCTAATATCCCCCTTTAAAGTAAAAAGAAAAGAGAAAAGAAAAGCTACTTCCTTTTATTACCTTCCCCTGTAGAGTCTTTATAGCCCCGCACCTATCTGGTATACAATCTTAATAGCCTGTAAAATGTATGAGGTTTAGTATATATAGGGGGGAGGGGCTATGGCGACCTGCCCCGTCCTCGATAGCCTACCTTTTATACGCCAAAACGCAAGAGACAGACGATCTTGCTAGCACACTTCACCTTTAAAGTCTATAAAAATCTAAACTGGTTAGGGATAGCGACCTGCTACACTAAACAGGCTTTAAAGTCTATAAAGTTTCTGAAACTAAATAAATTAAATGTGTTGCAATCTAGTTGCCAAGCCTGTAAAGACTTTAAAGACTGTAAAGTATTAACTTTAAAGACGTCAAAGACTATATAAATTAATAACTTGCACCATTCTCTTTATTATGCTAGTGATTCTATTAAGATTGTACAATTATTGATCAATACCGCTCTATAGCTCTATAAGCTCATATAATCCATTCTAAGCCATTTTAGCTTAAACCCCACCCTTACTATCAATTAAACTATTTTCGCAGTCTTGCATTTATTTTCTCTTTACCTATTGACAGTCTATATCTGTCTGTGGTAATTGCGCGCGCCCGTCTCTTTATACGGTTATTTTCACTCATATAACTGTTATAAATATTTATTTTCGTTAATCCTTAATTTTATTTAAATTAGGTGTTGACAGTCCATATGTCTATCGATTAAGCTACGCCTAGCAAATCAAAAATTAAATAACTTTAACCACTACGGGAATACAGACAATGACTAAAGCAACTACAGCAACTACAGCACCAGTACTGGCAATGACTAACGAAATGGCCGTCAAATTAGCGAGAGGATTTAAAACCGGCATTAAAAACAAAACCCAAGTCACCGCGATCTTAACAGCCGCGCTTGATGCTTGGATTAATAAAAAAGAGATAGCCGCGAGAGATTTTATTCTGGCATTCTGGGAAGCTTTAAACGGTGATAAAGCCGCGGTCGCAGTTGTTCGCGCTTTAATGAATAGACTATGTAAGCGAATCAATAAAGAAAATGGTAACGAAAATGCACCGGCATTGACTGTTAAAGATGGCGAACTAGTCGAAGTAGTTCCGCGCGGTAGTAAGGGCGGTAATGGTGGCGGCGATGGTGAGGGCGACGGTAGCAGTTTTACAGCCATAGAAACGCCCAAGTCTATAGAGATTCGCGGCAATGTAGCAATTCTAAGCGCGCACCTTGAAACGATTAATGACGTAGCAATACGAGCGGCGCTAAAACAAGCCATTGCAGAATTAGCCGCCAAACTATAGAAATATATCTTGATAGCCGCTTGAATCTGAGCGGCTTTATTAGGTAGATTTTTATAACTGTTATAAGGGAAAATAAAATGAGCAATTCAAAATTGAATTTGATTTTAGATAGATTAGTTTTTTCTTGGGTGTTTTTGACTGTGCTATATTTGGGTGCTGTCAATCTGGGAGGATTTTAAAATGTTGAATATTAAAATGATGCGAGCCTGTACATGGTTCGATGATAAGCGCGAGCGCGGGTTCGTGTTGGTTAGTGCTAACAGTGTGCTAGAGTTTAGCTTTAATAAACTGCGCCGACCGTATGTCGAGTATGACTTTAAGCATGGCTATTATGTGCTTGTAAACACTGGGTTTTTTAATGTGGGTTTGACCGATAAAGGTTAAATAATTATAACTGTTATAAGGAAAATGAATCATGTATACAGTAGACGCTACAAACTGTCAGCGATATGCACAAACATCGCATGACAATATGGCAGATGTAACATTGATGGTGGTGTTATCCATACAACAAAACTGGCTGAGTGTGGGTGATCAACTAGCCGATGTTAATAGGTGCGGGATTGAGTCCAAGTTTTTGTGGGGTAACAAACGTAAAACCTATGAGTATTTACAGGACAATTCATATCAACTATATACGGATGCTATGGTAGTGATAAACTCTGGCGATTCAGACCGCGATAAAGCAAGGGCGTTGATGGAAGTATTTCTTCGAGTCGATGGCTTAGGGATACCGAAGGCAGGTTTTATGTGTCAATTGATGGCGGGATTAGTGGGCTGTATGGACGTACACAATATTAGATTGTATGGTCTAGATATTAAAGACCTCTCGCTATCTAAGAATCCAAAGTCTAGCAAGGGGATAGACGCCAACAATAAAAAGGTGTTGGCTTATATTGATATGTGCCATGACATAGGCACGGAAAAACTATGGAATAATTGGTGCAATTTTTTAGCTACCAAATCTAAACGATGGATTGATGGTGATCATGTGAGCGCGGTACACTATAGCTATTTAACTGACGCTTAATATTTATAACTGTTATAAGGAGAATAAAATGATAGTATTTAATTACCCTAGTAAAAAAGAAATGAAGGCTCATGTGGGTAAGCCTTTGAAGTACATTGAAACCAGTATGTTTGGAAACGAATACGTGAGTGACGGCTATCTGGTTGGTGCTAATAGACCTCACATTACAGGCCAAGGCAGAGAGTTCTTTGCTGAAGTCACAATGAAAAATAATCTAATCGCAGGAGTTAAATAATATGAAGACTTTAATAAACGCAGTAGAAGAATGGATTGACCTAAGAATTTTAGCTAACAACAAGAACGAATACTTTGAGGCTAAGCTCAACGAGATGGAAGAGATTCATATCCGCGATGCTAATAGGATTGCAGACCTTGAGCGCAGGGTACAGCTCTATCAAGACAGCCCTAGTCCTGAGTATAATGACGGCGAAGAGTCAACGGTTACAGAGTTGAGCATGAGGTTAGATGATGTTGATAGTAGGCTCGAAGATCTTGAATGTAGCATGGAACAAAAGACTGACAGCGATGAAGTTGAGACTATGGTTGAGTCTGCAATGGAAGATTTAGATTTTCCAGATTCATATGCAATCGAAGTTATGGTTGATGATGCACTAGAAACTAAGGTCATGGATGCTGTCAGGGCTGAGATAGATGCGACAGACTTTAAAGTAACAGTGGAGAGATAACATGAGCGATAAGACGCTAACTTATAAAGAGTTTGTAACAGAGTTGGAATACTTAGAAGATTGGCATGATATCTTGGTTAAACAAGAAGGCATCACACACCCTGTAACATTACACCATAAAGGTTTAGTCCAGAAACTGAGGGCGGCTAACTATAAACATAGTATGCAACATGCTAAACATACAAAGGAAATTAATTATGTGGGCAATTAACTGGCACGAGATGGGCTGTACTCAGTACGCTGATACCATAGAAGATGCACATAAGATTGGACAGCGCGGTGGTATATTTTATATAATAACTTATGTGGGAGAGAGCAATGGCTAGATTAATAGATACTATGAACGAGAAGCAAATGTGGAAGTCTTGGATGAACACAAGGTTGGGAATGAGACAATGGTGCAAAGAGATATGTCAACCATTAGTCTTGGCAACGGACTGTGCTACTGATATTAAACAAGCACCACCACTAAAGGAGAAAGAACAATGAAGATAAAGACCTTTAAGTTTAATGGCGAACACCCTGATCTACATACTGGTACTTACTATAGCATGAAAGAATACTCTGAAGTTGCAGAGGTAGGACTTAAAACCCTATGCAGTAGGATGGCACGTTACCGTCATGTAGAAATAGATAATAACTTTATAGGCCTTAAATATTCTAAGCCTGATAGCAACTTAGAAGGGAGGTGTGAACAGCTATCAATGAAGTGGTTGCGACAGAAGCTAACAACAATTGACCCTAACTATAAGGAACACAACAGATGAAAGGCATCATTGATACATCTAAACCAATCCATAGCTACAAGGTTCTTATGTCTGAGTTGTCTGGTTACTACATAACTGTGGCGGCTGAGACACCTGAACAAGCTATGGAGTATGGCAACAATGAGGCTATGCGAAAGAACTATAAGATGTCACAGATTTATGTGGTTGAAACCGCTGTGGTTTCTGCGGAGCTAATAACTAAATAGTCTATGTAGACTATAAAGCTATTGTCCTTGTTCTTTTTTTTACAGGAGAAAATAGAAGAAAGTTATTAAGTCTTTTAAACTATAAAGAATATTATAGCATATATAATATGTTAAGTGAAGCGTGTTTGTAAAATAAATTGTTGACACTTACATCAGTGAGTGTTAATATTAATTAAATTAAACCAGAAAGGAATACAGTAATGAATAATATCACACCGATGTTTCAAAATAACACAGCACTACAAGCTATTAAAGATAGAGGCTATGGCTCAGCAGGTTTTGATATAGCTGTTGCACCGTTGGTTTATCTTGATGCTTATGAGAGTACCAAGAATGTTATCTACCGTACTGATACATGTGAAGAGCTAGGTATCCACGGTCATGGCTATAAACCTGTAGCACCTAAGCACATGATAGATGTTACTAGGAATATCATTGAGCGTTCTGACCTATCTATCAATGGGATGGAGGAGACTATTAGAACCTCACACAATGGTGCTAGAACCTTTGTACAATACAAGCTACCAGAGCATACCTATAGAACTAGTGACGGTGACGAGGCTAGTCTGAGTCTGTTATCTATATCATCCTTTGATGGTACGTGGCCGTTCATGATTAGTGCCGCCGCAATACAACACGCGTGTACAAATCTTCAAGTCTTTGTAGGTGGTGAAGTGTCAGTGTTCAAAGCTAAGCACACTAGGTCACTAGACATTGAGCAGGGCGGTAGGATTATTACTAAGTCTTTAGATCTCTTTCACAATCAGCGTGACCTATGGCAACAGTGGGAGGGTAGAGAGTGTAGTAATCTAGAGGCGTTTAGATTCTTTGCCGAAGCACTCAAGTGCAAGACAGCTTTAGATTCAATAAAGAAAGGGGTTACTAACCCTACTGATATACTGTTTGATATGCCTAGACGTAACACTAGTCTTCAGTATATGTGGAATATGTACAATGCAATCTATTCTAAACGTCTTGGCAATAACTTCTGGGCTGTGTATAATGCTATGACAGATTGGTCAACACACTTTGAAGCCCCTCGTTCTTCAAGCATGGCGAACATTGCATCAATACAGAACGATAGACAAGAGGTTGTAAGACAGACCCTCAATGCTCACACTTTCTTATCGGTTGCGGCATGAAGATACCAGAGAAAGTATTCAGTATAGATTCACTGGCGCATCGAAAGGTGCGTTATATTCTAGATAAACCTAGTCAACTACAGGACGCAGTGTTAGATATTCTTGCAGACAGTAAAGTTAAATGGGCTGTTAAAGAATGGCAAGCACTCACATCTAAAATAGAATCATCTGACCTGACAGTAGGTGAGTACCTTAATCAATTTAATAAAAGGAAAACAAAATGACAACAGGATTTGGAGAAAACTTTTTAAGTATAAACTATAGGCTAGGTGTGGGTCTTGACTTCGAGTTCGCTGACAGCAGGGCTGTATGGGTTACTAATAGTCTGACTGAAGAGATCAATGCGGCATCCTTTGAGGGTGTCGTAATCATGCTACCCTTTATCGTGATAACCTTTGGTAAGATATGGACGGAGGACTAGAGAACATGGGTGACGCAACACATGGCGGCAAGGGTGATCGTGCAAGGAGCGTAAACTTAAATAGATTTAACGATAACTTCGATGCGATTTTTAACAAGCAACAGACGGAGAAAGAAGATGAAGAAGGTAAAGAAGCTGACGATAAACGTCCTGCAAAGAGCGACCAACTGGGTGGAGAAAGAAGCCACAGTAATGAAGAGCAAGTTTGAATCAAGGTTTATAAAAACAGTAAGGTCGATGGTTGTCCTTGCATGTGTACTCACATTGATAAATGTTATTTTAGTTTTAAAGGGGTAAGCTATGATTGATATAATTCTAGGGGTGTTGGTGCTGATAGCACTGGGGTGCGGCATTAGATTGCTATATGAATCTGAATTAATGATAGATGAACTCAAGAAAGAACGGGAGGATGATCGCAATGTTTGAAGAGATGTTTAGCGCAGACCCATCACCGCAAGCAGTAGCTACATCTAAGGCGGCAAGAGATGTGGCAGACGGCAAGGTTCTTTTAAGCGTAGCCTGTAAGCAGTATGGCGTGAAAGAACAAGCAGTCATACAGTACATCATTGACAAGACTGAGTACGAAACAACGCTTGACATAATCAACGGCAACAAGGACACGGATTCAGTCGGTAACAAATAAAGATTGACAGGCTTGAACAACTGTGGTATACTCCACAATTAATTTTAACCACCAAAGAGGAAAGTAACATGGCTATACTAGAAGGCACAGCGTACTGGGCATCGGTCACTACACCGAACACAACCTTTGAACCTACGTACTCAGTAAACTTAGTTGTAGATGAGGCCACTGCCGCAGATTTTAAGGCTCGTGGATTTAGTATTAAAGAGATGGACGAAGGGCCATCCATTGTGATTAAACGTAAGGTCGATGGCAAGGACGGAGCAGTACGATCAGCACCTAGACTTGTTGACCAGTACAAGAAACCTCTTGATGCTAAAGTAGGCAATGGTTCTGTAGTTAAGGTGCAGTACAATGAGTGGGAAACCACTAACAAGTACGGCTCTTTCAAAGGCTTAGACTTTCAAGCTATGCAAGTACTAGACCTTGTTGAAGTTGGTAGCCCTGATGGTGCTGAGTTTGAAGCGGCTGAAAGTGACATGGAGGATGAACTGTAATGGCTATAGTAACAGTAGATGATGTGAACTACGAGTCAGATCTGATCTCAGATGAGGGGCGGGCTGTACTCACTCACCTAATGGAAGCAGATAAAAACCTTAGAGAAGCTACACTGACTGTTGGTTTAATGCAAGCCGCAACAGTTACACTCATAGCTAATCTTAAATCTAACCACCTCACGGATGAGGCATTAGCAACAGAGGAAGTTGAAGCAACTGAGGAGTAAGGCGAATGCCTTTTGTTAAACATAAGCAACCTTGTCCTGCTTGTGGAGGTAGCGACCCAGTATCGGTTAATGATAACGGTACTGGGTGGTGCTTCTCTTGCAATACATACTTACCAAACTACAGCACAGCGGAAGTGCAACAACCTGATACCATAACGGACTTTGAAGTGTATCAAAGGAACAGCAAGATGGAAGAGAATCCATCCGCTTCATTCAATGAGTTAACTGACCGCAAGATAAGCTTAGCTACAGCTAAGAAGTACGGTGTTAAGTCAAGCATGATAGGCGGCAAGATAGATAAGCACTACTACCCTTACTACAATGGACATGAGTTAGCGGGTACTAAGATACGTAAACAGGATAAAGAGTTTGCGTGGACAGGTAGCTCTAAGGAAGTAGGATTGTTTGGAGAGAACCTGTTCAAAGCAGGTGGTAAGTTTATAACATTAACAGAAGGCGAGTGTGATGCGATGGCCGCTTATGAACTTATGGGTAGCAAGTGGCCTGTCGTATCTATAAAATCAGGAGCGCAAGGAGGCGTTCGTGATGTTAAACAAAGCCTTGAATACCTTGAGTCATTCGATTCTGTTGTCATTAACTTCGACAACGACAAGGTAGGGAAGGAAGCGGCGCAAGCAATTGCAAAGCTACTGACCCCTAAGAAAGCTAAGATCATGACAATGCCCGTGGACTACAAAGATGCTAACGATATGTTACGCCAAGGTAGACACGCCGCATACGTCAGTGCTTTCTGGGATGCTAAAGTCTATACGCCATCGGGTGTACTAAATCTATCTGATCAGTTTGAAGCCTATCAAAAGCTACGACTAGAGAAGAAGACAGCCATCCCCTATCCTTGGGCGGGGCTTAACAAAAAGCTAGAAGGCTTGAGAGCAGGTGAGTTAGTTACACTCACTGGCGGCACAGGCTTGGGCAAGTCCTCAGTAACCAGAGAGATTGAACACTGGTTGATCAACAACACAGAAGATAACGTGGGTGTCATAGCCCTTGAAGAGAACTGGTCACGTACTGCCGAAGGTATCATGGCAGTGGAGGCTAACGCTAAGCTTCACCTTGATAGTGTTAAGGCTGAGTTCACTGACGAAGAGTTAGATGATTGCTT